AAATAACTTTAAATTTTGAACTAGTTGAGAAAAATGAGAATGATTGAGTATTGACATGAAATTATTATTCTAGCATCAATACTTGATCACACACATAATTTCAAATTTCTTTTTTTGTCTTTTTTGTCTTTGGTGGTTTTGATACTTCAGGAACAAATACAGTTAAAATTTTTATTCCACTTGGTTCAAATAATCCACTTGTACTACCTGTATCGCGACATTTTGTTTTATAACCTTTATAGTGACACCATTCCTCAAAATCGTCAAATACATATTTCCATATTTTATTATTTTTATTATTTTCATTGTTTTCCAATTGGAAAGATTTACCTATCAAAATGGATTTATGAAATTGTTTCATGGTTTTTTCCATTAAATCTAAATATTTTAGTTTATCATATTCATCATGACCAAAATAAATATCTTGATCATAATAATGCTTAAATTGATATGTATTTGAATTTGAAGGTATTTTTTCAGCTAACATAATCATTTGACTTTCTTTTTGTAAAATTAATTCATGTGTCATTTTTAATAATATTTATGTGTAAAACATGAGTTTTGTTACACATTTCAAATTTTTTGAGATCAAAACAAAATTTTTAATTTCGATTTGTACATTTTCCAACAGGTTTATTATTATTACAATCACATACCCATTCACATTTTCGTTGTAAATGAGCATTTTGATCACACTTTAACTTTAATTGTTTTGTTTTTGGATAATAATAATGATTGTAATTTAATGGGTTTAGTTGACCTGAATGAAGTTTATCACCAGAAGGACATTGTTGACAACATTTTAAACAAGGAATATGATTTAAAATTTGTTGATGATTGTTTATTTGTGAAGTTTGAACGGGATTTTCCATTAAAGAATTTTGTGTTGCCAATTGTATTGCCAATTGTTTATGATGATGATTATTATAATCAGATAAGTGTATTTTAACTGCCTTTGCTTCTTCATCTGATGAAATTAAAGGTAATGATTTTTCTTCTAGAATGGCAGTTATTTCTTCTGGAATTTGTGATTGAACAGGCGCAGTGACAGAAGAATCAGAGCTTTGGAATAAATACAATAAAAACACTGGAATACAAAAGAGAATTAGAATTGCCCAAAAATTTTTCATTTACTATATATGAATATTTATTTTCATTTTTCATTTTTCATTTTTCATTTTAAAAATAAATGGACATTTGTTTGTCACCGAATTGAAACCCACATTTTTCATAAAAATACACAAAAGAATCTTTACAATCTAAAATAACTTTATAACATCTATATTTTTTAGCAAGTTTCACCAAGTGTTTGACTAATTGTTTACCTATACCGAATTTACGATATCGCAAATCAACTACTATATCTTCAATATGTCCAACTTTCCCACAATTATGAATTAGTTTTTGTTCTATGATCAATGTCCCAGAAGCAACAATGCAATTATCAATTTCAACAACTTGGATAAAATGATTTTTAGAAACAAATAAAGTTTTAATAAAATTCAAATATTCTTTTTTTGAAAATTCAGTGGGAGATAATTGATTTAATAATTCTTTGTAATTTTTAGAATAATCATCTAAACTTAATGAACGAATGTTGAATTTTGTAATGTTCATAGTTGTATTCTTGTTTGTCTTCTTGTTTGTATTCATGTTTTTATTCTTATTATCATAATTTAATTTTGTTTCATTTGGAATAGATTTTTAAATTCTTTTCAGATAAAAAAAAAATGGACGATCCATGTAGATGATCCATAATCATTATTTAATTTTATTATTTTGTTTTCTTATTCTTTAATACCTTGTTCTTTTTTCCACTTCATAAATTTATTCATTAATTCTTGAACTTGCAATTTTGTTTCTGGTAAATCATTAAATTTTTCCAATGTATCAATATCCAACTCTGATCGAGTAAATGGATCGTTTTTATACAACATCAAATGTGATAAAATTGTATTTTTTTCAATGAAATTTTTTGATTCTGGAAGTAAATAAGGATATTTGAACGGCGTCATTAATAGCGGGTCACAAAATTCCAATGGATATTCGATATTTGGTTGTTCTTTATTTTCTTCAATCATTTTGGATAATTTCTCCAACACACAAGATATTTTTCCATCAATGTCATACTTGAATTCTGAATTGTCTTGTTCTATTTGAAGAATCACTTTTTTAAACATAGGGAAAACTGTTAAAATCTCATATGATGAAGATTGATGGTTTAAAAACAATTCCTGGATAAAGATATCATTATCAGATAATGAATAAAAGATATTGTAAATAAATGGATAAATGAATGAAAATGATAAATCATTTTGAAATTTATTATATTTGTAACAATTTTTTTTGTTTTCTGAATTATTTTTTGAATTGAGTGTTTTATACAATGGAAATATCAATAATGTGATTAATTTATCTCCACAAATATCTGACAGTAAATAATCTGGAAAACTATTTGCAAGTAACTCGATAAATTTTAAATTTTGTTTCAAATCACCTAAATTCTGGTTTAAATTTGTGACGTTTTGAAAGATGCTGTCCTCAATTTTCATTTTTTCGTTGATTGATAAAAATGGTTTCGTAATCTGTATTTTTAATTCATGAATTTGCTCGAAAAATTTCACGGATTCTTCAAAATAATTTAAATTATCCATAATGAGTAAAAATACAAATTGGGAGAAATTCTTTGTTTGAGTTAATTTTTTAATATTTGATATAAATATCTGATTTTTTATATAATCTGTTGCCAATGAGATATTTTTATTGTTTTTTTCATTATTTTGATGTTTCATATAAAATTCAATGAATACCATCAAAACAGAAATGATGTTTTTTTTAACAAGATATCTATTGAACAAATAAGTATGTTTTAACTTATCCACTTGAATGTAAAATGCCATGAGTGATTCCATATATTCAAATAATGTAATGGGTTGTTTTGTTTCAATCAATGTCGTAATCTCTGAATTATTTATCATTTGAAAATTTAAAAAATGATTTTGTGTAGATGGTGTTACCAAATAAGTATTTTTATTCAATACATCAACTGACATCTGTAAAATATTTTTAAAATTTAACCCAGAAAACAATTTCATTAATATCAAATCATCATAATAATATAAAAATACTCCAACATTTTCTAAAATTGCTTTTGGAAAATTTATTTTGTAATAATCCACTTGCTGATCTAAAATATATCCAATTGTCATATTATTAATGTAAATAATATTGGATATAACACAGGTTTCACGTAGCATACGTCGAATCGAGTCAATTACTCGTTGTGGTCTTGTTTTTCTGGATTTTAATTCTTCTAAATATTTTTTTTTTTTACTGGGATTGATGAGTTTCCATCGAAACGAATCTTGTTCCAATTGGATTAAGTTATTTATTTTATTAATGCTGTATTTCTTATAAGTATGATTATTAATTAATGGAATTATACCAACATCAATTAAACGAGTAATGGCAATATATAATTTATTAAATTTGTCTAAATGAACCACTGACCATTTGAAATCTTTATGACGACAACTTTCATTCCAATTTGTTTTGTCATTCCATTCAAAACAATTTGGATGAATGGTTACAGTTGGATGTTCCTTTTTCATATGTTTTAATTGTTCAATCAAGACATGTAAAATATGAACTAAAAACTTGTCGTTTAGTAAAATATTATTTTTATTAATGATATTTATCATTTTTTTATTATTTCGATTAAAATAAATAATATCTTTAATCCAATCGAAATATTGATCTTCATATGTATTCATCAACATATTCATAAAATTTAATAATTCACTTGATTTCACCATCTCATGATAAACAAACGATTGCATCAATAATTCCAAAAAAGATTTTTTTAATGACACAACAGGCCAATGATTTTTAAAAACATAATTTCGAAAATGATCATTCTGAAAAAGATAATTAATTGCATTTATTTTCATTCCAATTGTTTTATACAAACCTGGTTTCAACATAACAATTTGATATATTTGTTTAGTCACTGCATTTCGAACCACCTCTAATTTTGATTCAGTTGTTGGTTCAGCTGTTGGTTCAGTTGTTGGTTCAAATAATTTATATAAAAAGGAATTTTCATCACTAATATAACAATCAAGATCATCCGTGTTTTGTAAATAATTATAGAATTTTGCACTTGCTAGATACATACTGGATATCAATTTCATTCCAGGTGAGAATTGTTGGCCATTATCCTGAAATATTTTATCAATATGTTTCAAACCATTGTTTGTGCGTATTTGATTTAAATTATAAAGAAATTTTTCTGACATCTTTTTTTGAATATTAATAAATTATTTTGTTATTTTTATATTCAAATTTAAATTTAAATGGTTATTTATTTTTTTTATGAATAAATTTCGATGAAAAGGCTACTTGTAAAAAACAACTTGTTACAGGTAAAAAAAAAGAATAACATTTGTTATTTTTTTTATCTGTGTTGTTGGTATAGATACTGATATTTCCACATTACAAAAATAATTGCCATGTTTAATTTGGCGATTGGTGCATTTGACAAAAAAGAACACAAAAAAAATATCACCAATAATATAAATAGAATGGATAGAAAATTACTTTTATTTATATTACCATTATTAATTTTCATTGCTCTTTATTTTTCTCTTCCCTCACAAAAAGAAGGCTTTACGACATCATTGGTAAATTACAAATTACAAGATGGTATTTATGCAATGCGACCCAAAAATCAAAAATGGTGTGCGGATGATAACGGAAATCGTGTTAATTGTAATCGGTCATGGATCCAGAGCTGGGAGAAATTTGAATTAAAAAATATTGGAAATGATATTGTCCAACTAAAGGGTGGCAGAATTGGAAATACATGTCAACTTAAATATAATTCAAAACAAAAAGAATATCAAATGTCATGTGACACACGCAATTCTTCCATTCAGCCAAATAAAGTATGGAAATTAGTAAATCGTCCTGGATCAAATCGTTATTTTTTACGTTCGTTATATAAGGATATGGGATGTAGCGCAGGTGGCGACAACCAACTGGTATGCCAAAAAAATCGTGTCGTTTTATTTGAATACAGCAATTTTAAAGGAAAAACACGAACATATCGTATTGGAAACAACATTTCATCTCTTGGTAATTTTAACAATAAATTATCCAGCTTGATTGTGTCAAAAGGTGTGACTGTAGAATTATTTAAATATAATGGATATAGACAACGCATTGCCACTTATACTGGTCCAGAAAAAATAAAACAAATTGGGGATAATGATCAAGTTTCATCATTGAAGGTTTATGCTTCTGGTGTTCAAGTATTTGAAGATTCAAATATGAGAGGAAAAAGTTTTACATTAAACCCTGGAAACTACAAATTACATATAAAATTTGACGATAAAGCAATGATTGGACCTTGGTTAATATTTGGACTAATTGCAAAAGGAATACATCAATCAGCAACCAATGATGGTAGACCATTCGAAAATACAATTTCATCTGTTCATATTCCATCTGGATATAAAATATACGCATATGATGATCGAGATTATCGTAAATTAATAAGGGTCATTAAACCAGGAAATTATTCTAATTTGGACAATCATTTAAATGATAAAATATCGTCGATTAAAGTTATAAAAACAAATGATCATTCAAGTGAAGAATTTGAAATAAAACTAATCAAGGCGAACAAACAAAAAAAGAAGGGATTTTGTCCAGATCCAAAATATTCTGAATTTAATCCAACCGCCTTTTCCAATTATAATTATAAAAAATCCGTTCGCCAAAATATAAAACATGTTTTACCAAATTACAAAGCAAATAAAAAGTTATGTAAAAATAAAAATTATCACCGTGATCGAAGAATACATCATTACAACAATCAGGAATTTTTTGACTTGATTACAACCGCACTGGATGACACATTGAAATCGAATTATATTCAACACACAAAACGCGATTTTCCAGGAAACGATATTCGTCAGGTTAATAATGCCACTGTAAACAAATGCAAAAATATCACTGATCATACAAAAGGAGCTGTTGGATTTACCATTGTTAAAAATCGATGCTGGATTAAACGAAAAATGCGCAACAAAAAAAAACATTCAACATCAACTTCTTATGTAAAAAATAGAAAAAATAGTGATAAAAAGATTTCCCAACTTCAAAGAAAATTACAAATAAAAATGGACCATGTCTATAAAATTAGTTGTGAAATTTTGAAATTTCGAAAACGGGATTTCAATAGTCCATATTATAAAAAACATAAACGTAACTTGCCTATCTGGTTTGGTATTATTAATGATGCCTCAATTGCTGGACGAAAACATGAACATGAGGATAATGCCTTACGAAAAGGTTTTCAAAAAGAACTTGATCAAATCATGAATTTATCTCGAGAAATTCAATTTTTAAAAAATTCTGCGAAAAGTTCTTGTCGAAATCCAAATGACTCATCACCATGTTAATTTATTTTTTCCAATGTAAAAGAAATTTCTATTAAAATTCAAATACAAACTGGAAAAATTAAAAATTTTTCTTCTACAACCTTGTTAATAAATTAAACAATAAATTTTGATAATTTGTTAACAATAATTTTTGAAACTAAAAATTGTTTGGTAAATTATTTTTATTTTATCAATGGGCAAAGAACATTTATTGGAAACCGTTTTTTATGTATCAATAATAGGTGTATTAATAATAAATGCATCGATAAACAGAGATTTGAAAAAATTGAACAAAAAATATTTAGAAGAAGAAACAAACAGGAAATTTAAAAAAGAATTACAACGAAAAAAAAAATTAATAAGTTTTTGGATATTAAAAGAAAACAATTTACCATATGAATTAAATAAAAATATCATTAAATCTATCTATGAAAAAAAGAAATTTACAGTGTGGGGTATCGTGGATATGTCTTCGCTTTTTTGAGAAGCATGCAGGGGGGAATTGGGGAAACGATGATGACCACTTTGCATTTGCACAGTTTTTCCCAGCAGTGTGTTTGCCTGTTATGAGACCGATTTCCTCTCTTGGAAATTTAGTTTTGTAAATTTGCTTACATATAAAAAGCACATTTACATATAAACATTTAATAGTGTTTTTTTATACATAAAATTCATCACCTTGTTAACTTCCCTAACTTCCCTCCCAATGTAAAAAATAATAATAGTCACTATTTTCCAAAAAAATATTATGTTCATTTCCATCAGTTGATGCGATAATATCTGTAAATTTTTCAAATTCATGTTTTTTGTTACCAATTAAATAATTAAAGATGGGTTTATCAAATTCCAGCATTTTTTCCAACCTGTCATATTGTTGTTGTGCCCATTCTAATTTTTGATTATATATATCTGGTTTCAATTTACGATTACCATACAAATTTTCCAATGATTTTTTTATTGGAGTATTTAAGAAAACTTGTATTTGTTTTTTATCAAATGTCCAATCATCATTTAGTAACAACATTTCATCCAGAAAACGAAATTG